CGCCGCCTCGATGATCGCCGCTTCGAGACGAACGCCCCAATAGATGCGCTCATTCTCAGGCGTTCCATCGTCGGCGATTTCATTGAATTGCGGCTCGGCGATGTTACCCTTCTTGCGGTGCCACAGCTCGAAGTGGGTCAGATAGGGCGAGCAGTCGAACAGCGCTGCCACTTCGGATGCGCCGACATGCTGCGCGCGGAACCGAGCGTCGTCGATGGTCGAGTGATCGGGTGCGTTCACAGGTCCGCCCTTTCGACCGCTTCCTGAACCTGCTTCCAGGTGAGGCCGGTCGCTTTGACGAACCGCTCGGCGAACTCGTCGCGCAAGTCGTCGATGCGCCTATCCGCTTCGCTCATGCGGTCGCCGTACTCTTCCTCAAGCCGAGGATTGTTCTCGCGCGCGGCGCGTTCGGCGTCTCTCAGCGCCTGCTCCCAATCACGGCGAGCCTCGCGCAGGTCGAGCAGCACATTGGCGATCGTGCGCGGCGGAGTGATGGTGGCGAGGTTGTGTGGAGGCATCAGAACCGCCCTTCCCGAAACGGCGAGCGGCACTGGCGCGGGAGGTTGCCGCGCTCATAGACGCCGACGACGGTCGCGCCTTCGAGGACCAGGCGCTCGCCGGTGCCGCAGCGGACGACCTGGCATCCGAAATCGGCGGCGGCCTCGATCGCGCGGGAGTGAGACAGGATGGACGCGCGCGCCCGCTCCAATGAGCAGGGCTCGACACGCTCGCCATATCGAAGCGCGGCGGACCTAGTCACACGCACGTCCATCCTTCCCCTCCCCAAACACGAGTGATCGCAGCCGAAGGCCGTTGAAGCGCTTGAGCGTCCGCGCTTCGCCGAGCGTGCCGGCGAGCTGCGCGTCGAGGCGCGCATATTCCGCCTCTTCGGCGGCAGTGAGTGGGGCGGCCGGAACCAGGTCGCTGGTGGGGACCAACCGTTCCCCGGTTCCGGCCTCGCCGATCAGGCGCAGGGGCATTGCGCGTTGACGGCGTCCGTCGATCACTGCGAGGCGAGGAGTCGCCGCACTGAAGCGCAGCATGCGCTTTCGCGGCTCCGTCGCCATGCTCGATCCAGAGGCACTGGCGGCCGATCATGCGGCCACTTGAAACCGCCCGTTGGGCAGTTCCTTCGGCTCGAGGTCCGCGCGCTCACGCCATCGGTAGCCGGTTGCGCGACGATCTTCGCGCTCAGCGCCGAGGTAGAGGTTACGTTCCGGCAGCTCCGCGTTGATGAAGCTCACCGCGTCGGACCAGGTGAAGAAGATCGCGACCGTGCCCGGCGTCGGCCGGAATGGACCGCCGGTGAGCGAGATCACCGGATAGAGACGCGGGCGAATCACGAGAGCACTGCCCAAAGGACGCGGCCGACGAAATAGCCGAGCGTCGCCCATGCCAGGATGACGCAAGCGACGCCGATCAGCAACTGACGCTGCGCGATACTCTCGCGGTGGCGGATGCGCTCGACGGTCGTCGGACGGACCGGCTCGACCGGGGCTTCGTGAATCGCCGACCGGGCGATGCGCAAACCGGACGGCTCACGGACCAGCCCGAACGGCGTGACGATGTCGAAGGATGGCGTTTCCATAGCGTTCCTCATTTTCGAGGAACTGACTATGCGATTATCGGAAGTCCGTCAATCTAGAAAATGCGACAATCGGAAACTTTCTTCCGATTCAATTCGGCTCGGCCTTTTGCAAGTCGAGCCCGGCCATTGAGCAGCCGCTGGTAATCGCTTCGGCAAAATCGGGGTTCAAGCCGATTGTGACATCTCGGACCATGATGGCGCCGTCAGGTGCCCTAGCAACGCTGACCTGAAATGGACGGTAGCCTGCATAACCGCCGTAACCGTTCTGGCCATTAACGAGGCCGCAGTAGCGCCCGTTTGCGCCTATGTTCGGCGTCCAACGGAAACGAGCGTCTTCGGGGTCTCTAAGCTGGTCGCTGACCGCTCGCGCAATGGCGGACCTCTCGGCGGCCGTTATGGGGCGAGTCGAGGGCATGGGCACCTGGTGCTGAAGCGTCACGGCCATTGCCTGACCCGCCAAGATCAGAGCCGGCGCCCATACCATACAGGCCTCCCGATGATGTGCGTCTCTTCGCGCGAGACCTCAGCCGGCGTGTATTTGGTGTTCGTCGAGAATATGCGGAAGCGACCGCCCGGCAGCTTCTCTACGTTCTTCACGACATACGCCTCCTCGTCAGCATCCCATACCGCGAACGGACCAGGCTGGACAGGATTGCGGTCGCGCTTGTCGCACAGCAGCTCGTCGTCGTGCTCGAAATCCGGGCTCATGCTGTCGCCGCGCGTACGGATGATGACGAAATCTGATGGCGCGCCGCGGAACACGTCTTCGATTAGGTAACGCGGCACGAGCGCCCGCTCGACATCGCCCTCGCCGGTTCCTCCGCCGCCCATGCCGGCAAATGTCGGCATGATGTCGATCGACACATAGGAGAGCTGCATCGGACCGACAGGCTCATCCGGAGCGGTAAGCATGAATCCGGCCCGTCGGCTGCGCTCAACATTGGCCAACCACTCTCGAGCCTTCAGTACCTCGCTTGCCTTTAACTGCCTCTCACCAACCTTCGCCTTTGAGAGCTTGTTTTCTTCTATGCCCAGAGCTTGCGCGAGGTCGCGCTGCTTGATCCCCAACGCTTCCAGGCGTTGGAAAATCTCTATCGCTTCAGGCTGCTGCGCCCGCCGTCCCGCCATGCCCCTCACATAGGACACGTCTCTGCGATTATCGCAATCGCGATTATCGGAAGAAAAAGCTTGCGATGAAGTTCCGATTATCGCATATCTCATCGCATGACCTACGCAGACCAAGTCATCGACGCGCTAGGCGGAACAACCGCTGTAGCGCTTGCGACCGAAGCGCCAACTTCGACTGTGCACAGCTGGCGAAAGATTGGCATTCCGTCTTCGCGGCTCGCTCACCTGAAGCTCATCGCCGAACAGAGAGGCGTGAAGCTCCCTGATCCTCCGGCTGAGGCGAGCGCCGCAGCATGAAGCCAGCCGAGATCGTCCATGTTGGGAGCGCTAACCTGTGAGCGCCCCGCAAATCCACGGCAAACCGCGCGCGATTACCGCTTCATCGGTGCTTTCCGCGATCGGCGACGATCTCTCGCTCATCAGAAGCGAAGACGGTCTTACGTGGGTCGACATCGGCGAGGTGCTTGGTAAGTCCGACGACCAGGCGGCGAAATATGCCGACGGCACCGCCGAGATGGGCATCGTCGCCTTCGCCAAGGGCCGCAAGGCGTGGGGCGGCAGGTTCACCGGCTCGCTCGATCGCCTGATCGAAGGCTGCGGCGACCGCATCTCCTGCAACCAGACGCAGCATCGCATCCTGGCCGCCGCGCTCGCGATAGAAGAGGCGCGCGAGGACGGCGACCTCTCCGACGACGACATTCGCGCCAATCGCTCGACCCTTGAGAACGCCCGCGACGCCATCAATGCGCAGCTCGCGCGGCTCGGTCCGAAAGGATCAGTCGCGTGAACCATCCGGCTGGGGACCTCTTCAGCAGACTGGAAGAGCCGTATCCGCTCTCGCCTGGCTGGAAGGCCCGCGACACGGCCCAAGCCGCTGCGGAACACGTGAAGCCCAAGGCGGCGCGACTGCAGCAGCTCTGTCTCGACGCGCTGATGCTCCATGGCCCGATGACGGCCGACGAGTGCGCCGAGCATCTGCAGGTCGACAAGCTCAGCATCCGTCCGCGGTTCAGCGAATTGTCGGCGCTCGACAAGATCGTCGACACCGGCGTTCGACATCTCAACGACAGCAAGCGTAACGCCATCGTTTGGCGGGCCAGCTCATGGAGGTTTGAGTGAGTGCTCGCGCGGCGAGAGCTGCGCGAAACGAGGCAATCGCGGCGTCCGTCGCATCCGGCAAATCCTTCGAAGAAGCCGATGCCCCGTTTGGGCTTTCCGATACTGGCGCCCGACTCGCCGCGAAGCGCGCCGGTTTCCGTCTTTCTCCTGATGAAGTCCGTCGTCGCAGGATTGCCGCTACACACACGGCAGCGGCTTCGGCGAAGCGCTCAGCGAGCCAGCGGCGGCCAGTTGCCGAACGATTTTTCGAGAAAGTCGAAAAAAACGGTCCGAATGGCTGTTGGTCCTGGTCCGGACATTGTGATGCAAACGGCTATCCCAAGCTGTCGGTGGACAAAAGGCCTGTCCAGGCGACGCACGTTTCGCTTGAACTGCACGGTCGGCCGCGCCCGTCACCAATGCATTTCGCGTGCCACAAATGCGACAATCCGCCGTGCACTAATCCAGACCACCTTTGGTGGGGAACGAACGAAGAGAACGTCCGGGACGCTCTTCAAAAGGGTCGCTTGGACCTTGGCGGGCTTGAGCTGGGCCGCCAGCGCAGATCGAAGGTTGCCAGCTGATGCGGCGCGCTCATCCAGAAGAGGCGGCGCAGAAAAGCATTCTGCAGTTCCTGGCCATCTCTCTGCCCGCCGATGCGCTCGTATGGCACACACCCAACCAGCGCGGCACCCGTGCAAAATGGGAAACTGCGCTACTCAGGGGGTTGGGCGTCGTTCCCGGCATTCCCGATCTACTCTGTCTAATCGACGGCCGGCTTTACGGCTTCGAGGTTAAGAGCAAGTCCGGATCGCTCACTGAAGCGCAAAAACTTACACAAGGCAGAATGGTGGCCGCCGGCGCAAAGGTCGCCGTCGTTCGATCGGTGGAAGAGGTCGAGCGCTGCCTTCGCGCCTGGGGTGTCATCCTGCGCGCCACAGTCATCACCGAAGCGAAGGTCGCTGCGTGATGGCGTGGGGGAGGCGAAAGCCGCGCGGCGAGCGTGTGATCGACCGCTTCGCCGAGGAATTGGCGGAGTGCGGCGACGTTTCGACCGCCGCTGAGCGCCTCGGCCTCAACCGAGATTACGCGAACAGCCCGTTCTCGCGCATCCGCAAAGAACTGGGACCGCAAGCGTCATGAGCATCGGTCTCTGGCCCATCACGCGCGAGACTTGCGAGCTTTACGAGGCCGCGATTGCTGCCGGCGAGGCTCAGGAGAGCGTCATCGGCTACCTCGCCACGAAGTACGACGTCCAGCGTCCGGCAATCTGGAAACGGCTTCGCGCTGGCGGCCTCATTCCGGAATACGGTTGCCACGTCGACGGCAAGCCCGTCGGGCGGACCGCGGCCGGCATCCGCCGAGCCGAGCCGGTCATTCCTCTCGCACCACCCGTCGATCGCGATCCGTGCCCGCGTTGCGGCACTCGTCACGACATCGGATGCAGGCATAGCCGCGCGCCTGTCGGGATGATGTTTGGAGCGGCAGCTTGAACGCGCCCGATCCATACCGCGCCTTCCTCGAGGCGAAGATCGCATCGCCGGCGAGCGTCGGCCTGCCGTGCGAGCTCGACGAGGTCCAGTCGCACCTGACCGACGGCCGTCCGATGAAGGAGCACGTCCGCCATATCGTCCGATGGGCGGTTCAGGGCGGGCGGCGCGGCATCTTCGCGAGCTTCGGCCTTCAGAAGACGATGATGCAGCTGGAGATCGGACGGCTGATTACAACGAAGACCGGCTGCCTAGGGCTGATCGTCCTTCCGCTCGGCGTCCGGCGCGAGTTCATGATCGACGCCGCACTGCTCGACATCAAGGTCGCGTTCGTCAAATCCGACGCCGAGATCGACGCGCTCGACCCCGACAACGACGTCGAGCCGCCGATCTTCCTCACCAACTACGAGAGCGTGCGCGAGGGCAAGATCGACGTCGGCCGGTTCGGCTGGGCGTCGCTCGACGAGGCCTCGGTGCTGCGGTCCTACGGCTCGAAGACCTACCAGGAGTTCCTGCCGCTGTTCGACGCCGTGCCCTACCGGCACGTCGCCACGGCCACGCCTTCGCCGAACCGGTACAAGGAGCTGATCCACTATGCCGGCTTCCTCGGCGTCATGGACACCGGCCAGGCGCTCACCCGCTTTTTCCAGCGCAACAGCGAGAAGGCCAACGACCTCACGCTCTACCCGCACAAGGAAGCCGAGTTCTGGCTGTGGCTCAACTCGTGGGGCGTGTTCCTGCAGAAGCCGTCCGACCTCGGTTTCTCGGATGAAGGCTACGACCTGCCGCCGTTCGAAGTCAGGTATCACATGGTCGAGGCGGACCTGTCCGACGCTGGCACTGAATCCAATGGGCAGCGTCGTCTGATTGCCGACGCTGCGATCGGCGTCGTGGACGCCAGCCGAGCGAAGAGGAAGAGCATTGATGTCAGGATTGCAAAAGTCGCGCAGCTCCTTCGACCGCAAGGCCTACATGCGGGAGTATCTCAAGACATACAAACGTCCGGAGAAGACGCCGGAGCAGAAGGAGGCCGCTCGACGGCGGAAGCGGGAGCTGTATGCCGCCAGTCCTCAGCAGCAGGAAAGGGCGCGGCGGTACGCGAATGCTCGCAGCCGGACTCGTCCGCTGGAAAAGCTGAAAAGCCATCTGAAGTCGTACGGGATCACCCTCGAAGACTACCAAGCCCTGTTGCTGAAGCAGGGCAGCGCCTGTGCGATCTGCCGCAAGCCGTGCCGAGCGAAGAAGAGGCTCGCAGTCGATCACTGCCACCAGACCGGGAAGGTACGAGGGCTTCTCTGCCAGCACTGCAATCTGGCGATCGGCCAATTCCAGGAGAATGTGAAGCTCATGAGGGCGGCGATTCGCTATCTGAGCAGTGCATCATCTGGTGCGACCTCAACGACGAGCAGAAGGCCTGCGAAAGAGCGGTCAGCGCCGAAGGGCTGACCTACTCATCGCTTACGGGCACGCAGTCGCTCGATAAGCGCGAGCTGACGCTCGAAGAATGGCGGCGCGGCGAAACGGCCGCCTTCATCAGCAAGCCGACAATGTACGGCGCGGGCGTCAACCTTCAGCGCTGCAATCGGATGATCTTCGCTGGAATCGGGTTCAAGTTTCAGGACTTCATCCAGAGCATCCACCGTATTCACCGCTTCGGCCAAGAGCGGCCGTGCGTCGTGGACGTTATCTATTCGGAGACGGAGACCGAAGTCCTCCGCTCGCTCCAGCAGAAGTGGCAACGCCACGACGAGCTGATGGCGCGCATGAGCGAGATCATCCGCGAGTTCGGCCTCAACCACGATGCCGCGGCGGAAAGCCTGAAACGCACCATCGGCTGCGAGCGCGAGGAAGCGTCGGGAAGCGACGGCGCCTGGTCGATGGTGCGTAACGATTGCGTCGATGAGGTCCGGCGCATGCCGGACAACTCGGTCGACCTCATCGTCACGTCCGTGCCGTTCGGCAACCATTACGAATATTCCGAGAGCTACAACGACTTCGGCCACACCGACGATCACGCGCACTTCTTCGCGCAGATGGATTTCCTGACGCCGGAGCTGCTGCGGATCCTGAAGCCCGGACGGATCGCCGCGATCCACGTCAAGGACCGTATCCAGTTCGCCTCGGTGACCGGCATGACGCGGCCGACGGTCGAGCCGTTCCACGCCGACACGATCGCGCACTTCCGCCGCCACGGCTTCGGCTACATGGGACTTCGGTTCATCGCCACCGACGTCGTGCGCGAGAACAACCAGACGTACCGCCTGACCTACAAGGAGCTGCGCAAAGACAGCTCAAAGATGGGCTGCGGCTCGCCGGAGTTCCTGCTCCTCTTCTTCAAGCTGCCGACTGACCGGTCGAACGGCTATGCCGACGAGCCGGTCACCAAGGATGCCGAGGAGTACAGCCTCGCGCGGTGGCAAATCGACGCTGACGCCTTGTGGCGCTCGTCAGGCGATCGACCGCTCACGGCCGACGAGTTGGCGCTGATGCCGCCCGATGCGCTGGCAAAGCTGTTCCCGGCATGGTCGGTCCAGGACGTCTACGACCACGAGGCGCACGTCGCCATCGGCGAAGGCCTCGCCGAGCGCCAGGCGTTGCCGAAGACCTTTTCGGTTTTGAAGCCGGGATGCCTTCGCGACGACGTGTGGACCGACGTCGCGCGGATGCGGACCTTGAACAGCGAGCAGAGCCGTCGTCGCGTCGAGGCGCATATCTGTCCGCTGCAGTTCGACATCGTCGACCGGACGATCCGGCTCTACTCCAATCCCGGCGACCTCGTGTTCGATCCGTTCGCCGGCCTCGGCACCGTGCCGATGAGGGCCCTGAAGCTTGGTCGCCGCGGCTTCGGCGTCGAGCTGAACGAAGTCTCGTGGCGCGACGCGGTGCATTATTGCCGCGAGGCCGCCGCTGATCGCGAAACGCCGTCGCTGTTCGCGATGCTGGAAATGGAGGCTGCGGCGTGATTCGCGCACCGGCTATCCACAGATGTGCTATCGTCGTTCTCGCTTGTAGAAACAGGCATGGTGCGCGCAGACAATGGTCGATGCGCACTTCCCCACATGGCGGGCGCCAATGAGCGCCCTCGACGCCATCAACGAGCTCATCCGAGCGATGGAGATCGAGGGCATCCGTCCGATCGAGCCGATCGAGCAGCGGTTGACCAGCGGCGAGCTGATCCGCTTCCGCTGCGAAGGCGACGGCCGTGGCCGCCAGAACGGATGGGCGATCGTCTATCTCGACGAGCGTCCGGCCGGCGCGTTCGGTAACTACCGGCTCGGCATCGACCGCAAATGGAAGAGCGGAGCTGACTATGCGCCGCTCTCGCACGAGGAGAAGCAGAAGCTTCAGCGCGAATGGGCGGAGGCCAAGCAAAAGCGGCGCGAGGAACAGGAGCGGTGCGAGGTCGAGGCGGCGGTCGAGGCGCTCGAAATGTGGCGGCGGGCATCGCCGGCGTCGGCTGATCATCCTTATGTCATCCGCAAGCGCCTGGATCCTTCGCCGCTGCGCGAGCTCGACGGCAAGCTGCTCGTGCCGATGGTCGATAGCCAGGGCAAGCTGTGGAACCTCCAGCGCATCGCCGGCGACGGGACCAAGCGCTTCCTTCGCGGCGGACGGACCGACGGATTGTTCCACCTGGTCGGCTACAACACGAGCGACGCGCGGACCTTCTGCATCGGCGAGGGCTATGCAACCTGCGCGGCCGTCCATCGCGCCTCCGGCCACCCCTGCATCGTCTGTTTCTCGGCGAAGAACATGGCGGCCGTGGCGCGGCTGTGGAACGCGGCCCGGCCGGACCTCAACTACATCATCTGCGCCGACGATGACGCGGACAATCCGAACGGCAATGTCGGCCTGAAGGCCGCCGAAGCCGTCGCTGAAGAGATCGGCGCGAAGATCGCGCTTCCCATTGCACCAAATGCGGAGGCGGCGTGAGCGTGGCCCGCGACTTCGAAGACATCGATCGCGACTTTGGCGGCGAGGCCGTGCGCGAGGCGCTTGCCAGCGCCCGCTATGTCGGCCCTGATTTCGCTCCGCCGCTCGGAGAGCCGGAATCGGAAAGGCGCAGCTTCAGCGCGCAGCCGTTCACGTGGCGCGATCCGAACACGATCCCGCGCCGCAACTGGCTCTACGGCTACGAGCTCCGTCGCCGGCAAATCTCGGCGATCATCGCGCCCGGCGCGGCAGGCAAGACGACGCTCCAGGTCGGCCGTGCAATCTGCATGGCGACCGGCCGCGACTTCTTCGGACATCGCTCGTGGAACGGCCCGCATACCTGCTGGCTGTGGAACCTCGAGGATGAGTTCGAAGAGGTCGAGAAGACCGTCCACGCCTTCCTGAAGCTGTGGAACCTCAGCCCGGCCGACCTCGAGGGCCGGCTCTACATCAACGGCGCTGACAGCATCGGCTCGTCGGGCCTGAAGATCGCGGTCGAGGCCGACTTCCGCGGATTCAAGATCCAGCGCCCGGTCATCGAAGCACTGATCGAAGAACTGAAGGCGAAGAAGATCGACCATCTCGCGGTCGATCCGTTCGTCTCGAGCCACGCGGTCGACGAGAACAGCAACCAGGCGATCGACGCCATCGCCAAGGAATGGCTTGCGGTCGCCCGCGCCACCGACTGCGCGATCAGCCTCGCTCACCACATCCGCAAGACGACCGCCGCGGAGTTCACCGCCAACGACGCGCGCGGCGCCGGAGCAATGATCAACGCCGCTCGCTCGTGCCTCGTGCTGCAGCGGATGAGCCCGGACGAGGCCCTTCGCCTGCAAATCCCGGAGTGTGATCGGAAGACCTTTTTCAAGGTCTATGACGACAAGAACAACAAGGCCGCCGCCGCTCTGCGGCCGGATTGGTATCAGTTCCTCAGCATCGGCCTTGGGAACGGCGATGAGACCGGACCGGAGGACAGCATCGGAGCCGTTCAGCGCTGGCAACCGCCCGACGTCTTCGGAGGCGTCACGACTCGCCAGCTCTACAACATCCAGCGGATCATCGACGAAAATCCGATGAAAGCCCGGAAGCATTCGAAGTCGAATGCGTGGGTCGGGAAGATGGTCGCGTTCGTGCTCGACCTTAACCTCGACAAGCAGGGCGTCCGCCAGCGCATCGACGAGATGATCAAGACCTGGCTCGACAACGGCGCTCTCGTCACCGTCGAGAAACAGGACGAGCGCCGCGAAATCCGCGAGTTCATCGAGGTCGGACGATGGGCGGACCTCAACCAATGAGCGGCTTCGTCTACTTCATCGAGGCGGAGAAGCTCGGCGTTGTGAAGATTGGCTTCAGCGATTCGCACCCGGATCGAAGGCTCAGGGAGCTTCAGACCGGTTGCCCGGCACCACTGAAGTTGTTGGCCTATTTCGAAGGCACGGCGAACGAAGAGCGACAGCTTCACCGGACGTTCTCGGACCTGCGCTCTCATGGAGAATGGTTCCGCCTGGACGGCGACCTTCGCTTCCTCGTCAACGTCCTGGCCGGCTGCAGCGGAACGTCGCCACGCGTGCTGTTCGATCGCGCGATGGAGCGCATCGGAGACGAAGGAGACTATGAGCTAGACTATTTCGAAATGCCGCTCGGCGCGCCGTTCCGAGGTGGCAAATGAGCCGCCTTTTCCACTGCGGCACTACTGCGGCACTATCGCGGCAAAACGCGAGAAATCAGCCATTTGTGAGCCGAAGCAGGTGCGGGCATGATGCCCAAAACCCGGCGAGCAAGCGGTCTCTCGCGTACACACGCGCGCGCGGTCGCCTCGCTGCGTTCGGGATAGTCCCCCTAAAGGGGGACGTATCCCTCACTACGCTCAGAGGGTGAGGGCGCGGTGATGGCCAATCCCCTCAGCAAATCGTGCGGCAAGTGCGGAGCGGAACCCGGATGCCATTGCGTCGGCAGCCGAGGGAATATCCGTAAGGCATTCCATCGCTGTCGGTACGAGGTTCGCGATAGCCGAGCGCCAAGGGTAAGGCGAAGGATTGCGGAGAGGACCGAAAGCCCGATCGAGAAGCTTCTGGTTGATGCTGTCAAGGCCTGGCTGGAGCACTTCGAGATTGCGGCCGACGTTACGACCCAAGCGCCCATCGGCGTCTATCGCGCCGACGTTCTGATCGAGACCGAGGGACGGAAGCTCGTTGTCGAATGTGACGGCGCAGCATTCCATAGCTCGCCTCAACAGATCGCTCGGGACAAACGCAGGGGCCGCTTTTGTGCTGCGAATGGCTTGGCGGTTATGCGCTTCACAGGTTCGGAGATCGTTCGCGATCCGCGCGGCTGTGCGGCTCAAATCTGCCAATGGGTTCAACGGTCATGAACACAACGACCCGCGGCATCATCGCGATCAGCGTCTGGTCCGCCCGCCTTCTCGGGCTGGCCGTGATGATCGTCGCTGTAGGCGAGATGGCCAGCCTCACCGCCTCCATCATCGAGCAGCGGAAGCGCGAAGGTGGAGCGTGCTGATGGCAGCGTCACGGTCAACGCTGTCCGGCCCGAAAGGCCGGCCGCCGCTTCGGCCATGCCCGGACGACTTCGAGGTCATCTTCGTCGAGCAGGGGCGCGTCGGATGCGAAGCCTGGTATCGGGCCCGACGCGACACGATCACGCGCTGGCTGAAGGAGAAGGGCAAGGACCGCCTGATCAAGGCACGAGCGGCCTACGTCGCGCACCAGCGCGCCAACGGCCAGTGGCTGACCAGGTCGTCAAACCTCGTCGAGCATCGCGACGTCCGCAGTGCCGGCCGGTCGCTGCCCATCCGGGACAAGCGCAAGGTCGACTTCACCACCGCCCGCCACGCAGCTCAGCACCTGAGGGTCATGCGGAACGGCGGCTACGTCGTCAGCCCCGCGCCCAACGGCGACTGGCGTGTCGGAAGCCGCCTGCTCTCGGCGGCGCAGATGGTCGACCTGGCGAAGGAGAAGGGCTTCGAAGCGACGAGCTCGCGTGAGGAGCCGGATGCCGAGCCTCACCGGCCCATGGGCAAGCCGATCGAAGCGGCATCGGCCGCCTTCAGTCGCTACAAGGTCGATTGGGCTGAGCGCCTCTTTGCCGAGCGCAACCGTGCTGACCTCAAGATCGGAGCCAACTGGGTCGATGACGATTTGCCGTCGGCCCTACAGGACTACGGCAACGGCGAGGTAAAACGCTGAGCCATGCCTCTCACGGCAAAACAGCAGCGCTTCGTCGAAGAATACCTGGTCGACATGAACGCGACGCAGGCTGCGATCCGCGCTGGTTACAGCGCGAAAACGGCCTACTCGATCGGCGAGGAAAACCTGAGGAAACCTGAAATTGCGGCAGCTGTGGCCAAACGTCAGGCGCAAGTGGCTGAAAAGCTTGAGATCACGCAGCAGGCGGTCCTCGAGCGCTTCTGGCAAATCGCGACGGCCGATCCGAACGAGCTGATCCAGTTTCGGCGCCGCTGCTGCCGCTACTGCCATGGCAAGGACCACCGGTTTCAGTGGCGCGATGCCGAAGAGTTCGCAGCTGCGCTCGCCGCCTTCGCCCGGCGTGGCAAGGACGACGATGCTGGAGATGACGAGTTGCCGGATGGCGCACCGACCGACATCGGCGGCTACGGCTACGATCGCCGCAATGACCCTCACGAGGACTGCCCGCATTGTTACGGCGAAGGGGTCGCCACCATTTTTGCCACCGACACGCGCAAGCTGTCGCCTCAAGCGCGGGCGCTGTTCGCCGGCGTGAAGGAGACGCAGGCGGGATTCGAGATCAAGCTGCAGGACCAGGGCAAGGCGCTTGAGAACGTCGCCCGGCATCTCGGCATGTTCAACGACAAGCTGAGGCTCGAAAACCCGGACGCGATCATTGCTGCGCTCATCGAGCGCGGCATGTCGCCGAAGAAGGCAGCCGAAGCCTACCGCGACGAGCTCGGCTGATGATGACAGCCGAGCAGATCCTCGAGGTTGGCCTGAGGCAGATGCTCGCTCGCGGCGCGAAAGCCCAAATGCTGATGGGCTAGCGCATGCTTTCTCCGCGTCAGCCATGGCCGCCCGACTACGTCGCCGAATATGCCGCTCGCCAGCACCGCATCCGCAGGATCCGGGCCGACGCCGTTCTCCGTTTCGGACTGAAGGAGCGCTACCGCGACGATCCGGTCGCGTGGATCAATCACTGGGCCGTGACCTACGACCCTCGCGTCGCCGGCACGGACATTCCGACGACAATGCCGTTCGTGCTGTTCCGGCGCCAGGTCGAAGCCGTCGAGTTCCTTCATGCGCTGGTCCGCGGGCAGCAGAACGGGTTGTTCGAGAAGTCGCGCGACATGGGCCTGACCTGGATCGCGTGCGCCTTCTCCGTCTGGCTCTGGCTCTACTGGCCGGGCGCGGCGGTTGGATGGGGAAGCCGCAAGGAGCAGCTCGTCGACAAGATCGGTGATCCGGACTCGATCTTCGAGAAGATGCGCATCCTGATCCGCAACCTGCCAAAGTTCATGCTGCCGGCCGGCTTCAGCGAATCCGACGACATGCCGTTCATGAAGCTGGTGAACCGCGAAACCGGGGCGACGATCACCGGCGAGGCCGGCGACAACATCGGACGCGGCGGGCGCAAGCTCATCTACTTCAAGGACGAGAGCGCGCACTACGAGCGGCCCGAGAAGATCGAGGCAGCGCTCGCTGACAACACGAACTGCCAGGTCGACATCTCGAGCGTGAACGGCCTCGGCAACGTCTTCCATCGCCGACGGGAAGCGGGAACCGAATATCGGCCGGGCAAGCCCCTGGTCCGCGATCGCGTCAACGTGTTCATCATGGACTGGCGCGACCATCCGGCGAAGGACCAGCGGTGGTACGACGAGCGTAGGGCTAAGGCGGAGAGCGACGGCCTGCTTCACGTCTTCGCGCAGGAGGTCGACCGCGACTATTCGGCGAGCGTCGAAGGCGTGATCATTCCGGCCGCATGGGTGACGAGCGCGATCGATGCGCACCTGAAGCTCGGCTTCGACGACAGCGGCGGCTATTCAGCCGGTCTCGATCCGGCCGACGAAGGCGGTGACCTCCATGCGCTCGCCCTGCGCAAGGGCGTGGTGCTGAAGCACGTCGAGGACTGGGGCAAGGGCGACGTCGGTGAAGCGACGCGCAAGGCAGTCGAGCACCTGTCGGGCCTCACGGTCGATATCCAGTACGACTGCATCGGCGTCGGCGCCGGCGTCAAATCCGAGGCCAACCGCCTTGCCAGCGAGAAGGACGGCGACGGCAAGCCGCTGCTGCCCAAGGGTCTGCATTTCGTCGCCTGGTCCGCGAGCGCCGCAGTGCTAAACCCCGAGCAGCGCGTCGAGCCTGACGGCCGTGACGAGGAGAGCCCGCTCAACAAGGACTTCTACGCGAACCTGAAGGCGCAGGGATGGTGGGAACTGCGCAGGCGCTTCGAGCGAACGCACAAAGCGGTGACGGAGGATGAACGCCACGATCCGGCGACGCTCATCAGCCTGCCGTCCGACTTGTCCAACCTGCAGAAGCTGAGGAAGGAGCTGAGCCAGGCGACGCGCGGCAAGACCGGCGCGCTGAAGATGGTCGTCAACAAGACGCCGGAGGGCACACGCTCGCCGAACATGGCCGACGCGGTGGTGATGGCCTACTGGCCATGCCCGCGCGCTAGCAGCTACACGCTGAGCAACCTCTGATGGCCCGCCCGCCCCTCAAGCTCGTCGAGTGGGAAGATGCCTACAACGGCAACCATGACTGGTTCGACGTTTCGAGCTTGCCGGATGAGGACGTGAACCCCGTCGTCGTGATCACCGTAGGCTTCGAGCTCCAGCGCTCCGAAGACAGGCTGACGCTGGCGATGAGCTATCAGGACAGCCGTGACGAGCCGCAGGCTTGCGACCTCTTCACCATCCCCGTCGCCATGATCCGCAAGGAGCGGACGCTGAGGTAGCGGCCCTACAGCCGCCAGCGCCCCATGAGTAACCTTGGCCGCTCATGGGCATGGTGACGCACTTCTTCGATCGTCTGGTGAACGTCATGTCCGGCATGGGCACGACGGCCGACAAGCGGGCCGCCGCCTTCTACCTGTTCGAAGTCATGTCCGGCCAGGAGGCGGAAGCCGCCTACCGGACCAGTTGGCTCGTCCGGAAGATCGTCGACGTCCCGCCGTTCGACATGACGCGCGAGTGGCGCGACTGGCAGGCCGAATCCGCCGACATCGAGAAGGTCGAGGCCGAAGAGAAGCGGCTGCAGCTCGCCTACAAATGCCAGCGCGCCCTGATCCTGGCTCGCCTCTACGGCGGCGGCGCGCTGATCCTCGGCACCGGCGACACGAACACCGAGCAGCCGCTCAACGTCGGGCTCGTGAAGGCCAACGGTCTCAAGTTCGTCCACGTCCTCTCGCGCCAGCAGCTGGGCGAGGGTCAGCCGCGCTTGGATCCGGCCGATCCGTGGTTCATGCAGCCCGACTACTTCACCCTGACGGGCGGCAATGGGCAGCAGGTGAAACTCCATCCTTCTCGCGTCATCGCATTCGTCGGCCAGCGTGCGCCCGAGGGCGCCTACTACCAATCCGGCTCATGGTTTTGGGGCGATCCGATCATGCAGTCGATCGGCGAGGCGGTGAAGAATGCCGACACCGCGCAGGGCGGCTTCGCGGCCCTGATCGATGAGGCGAAGCTCGACGTCTACAAGATCCCGGACCTGATGCAGAACGTCGGCTCGGCGGACTACGAGAAGAAGCTGCTCGACCGCCTTGGCCTCGTGAAGCTTGGCCAGTCGACGTGGCGGGCGAAGATCCTCGACGGGGCGGAAGAATGGGACACGCGCGAGGTCTCTTGGCCCGGTATTCCCGACATCCTCTTCGCGTTCCTCAACGTCGTGGCCGGCGCGGCCGATATCCCGCTCACCCGTCTCCTAGGCGTCAGCCCCAAGGGCCTTCAATCGAACGGAGACGGAGAAGAACGCGATTACCTGTCGATGATCCGGGCTCGTCAGAACGAGCTGCTGGCGCCGGCGCTCGACCGGATCGACGAGGTGCTGATCCCCTCCGCGCTCGGCTCGCGGCCGTCCGACATCTACTACGAGTTCGCGCCATTGAGCGTGATGGACGAGAAGGATGCGGCGGCGATCGAGTTCCAGGCGTCGCAAACGGTCAAGAACTACTCCGATACGGGCCTCTTGCCGGACCAGGCGCTTTCCGCGCTGGCGAAGAACCGCATCATCGAAAGCGGCCGGTGGCCAGGTTCCGAGGCCGCGTTCGAAGAGGCAGAGGCCAATCCGGAGCCGGACCAGAACGAGGCGGACCTGCAGACGCTCGAGCAGCGGCTTTCGGCCATGGAGAAGCGGGGCACGGTCACCGCGGACCAGGCCGCTAGCCTGCTCACCGACGCTGCGCCGCGGACGCTGTACGTCAGCCGCAAGCTCCTCAATGCCGACGACGTGATCGCGTGGGCCAAGGGACAGGGCTTCACGACGACGCTACCGGCCGACGAGGTGCACGTCACGGTCGTTTACTCGCGAACGCCAGTCGACTGGATGGCCATGGGTCAGCCGTGGGACCAGGACAACGACGGCAAGCTCCGCGTTCCGCCTGGCGGACCGCGTATGCTCGACGAGTTCGGGAGCCTGAAAGAGGCGACCGTGCTGCTGTTCAACTCGTCGTCGTTGAGCTGGCGACATCAGGACATGATCGCGAAGGGCGCGAGCTCGGATTACGACGACTACGCGCCGCACATCACGCTCACCTACGAGACGCCGGACGGCTTCGATCTATCGACGGTAGAGCCTTACCGCGGCGAGCTGATCTTCGGCCCGGAGATCTTCGAACAGGTCAACGAGGACTGGAAGTCGACCGTCGAGGAAGAGTGACCACGCGGGGGCATCGGAAGGGAAGGACGATGACTCGATTCCCGCTGTCACGCCGCACGTTCATCGGCGGCTCGCTCGCCACTGCGGCCGCGCTGGCGCTGCCAGGCGAGGCGATCGCCGCGCCGCAGACGGTGCCGGCGGTGAACTTCTACAACGCGCTCGGCCTCAATGCCCATGCTTGGTACGTCACCAACCCGTGGCCGCAGCGCCTCGTGGAGCTCGGCGTTCCAAACGTGCGCGGCAAGGTGGGGACCAGCCGCGACTTTATCACGAAGCTCGGCCCGTTCTTCGCCAATGGCGGCCGCATCAACTCGACGCTCGTCGCCAGCAGTGGCGACACGCTCGACAAGACGGCCGCTGAAAAGAACCTCGCATTCCTCAAGCAATATGTCGGCGTTCAGCGCGTCTCCGGCGTCGAAGGGCCGAACGAATATAACAACGGCCATCCGCCGAACTGGACCGCGAACCTCCGCGACTTCTGCCACTGGCTTCACGACACTGTCAGGGCCGACGCCTCGTTCCGCGAAGTGCCGATCATCGCGCCTTCGATCTGGAAGCGGCTGCTCGCCGACTACCAGGCGCTCGGCGACATCTCCGCTTTCGTCGACAAGGGCTGCATCCATTATTACTCGGGCAACCGCCGGCCGACGCTCACCGGCGGCGGCACGATGGAAAGCTCGCTTCGCAACGCCGCGATCATCGCTCCCGGCAAGCCGATATGGATGACGGAAACGGGCTGGCAGGCGCCGACCGGCAACCAGCCGATCAGCCTTAGGGCGCAAGCGAAGTACGTGCTGAGGGACTATTTCGATGCGTTCGGCTACGGCGTCGAGAAGCTGTTCATGTATCAGCTCATGGACGACGGCAAGGCCGGCGGGGATTTCGGCCTCACCGATTTGCGGGCCAATCCGAAGCCGTCGTTCAACGCGCTCAAGAACCTCGCGGCGCTGGTGAAGGACCGCTACGTTAGCTCCGGCGCGCTCGATTATTCGTTCTCCGGCGCTCCGGCGTCGTTGAAGTCGATGGCCTTGAGCAAGAGCGACGGCTCGTTCCTGCTCGCGTTGTGGCTCGACGTCGACAGCTGGAACCGCGGCCGCGACATCGAGACGGCGCTTCCGGTGACCGTGAACCTCGCCAAGGCCGTGAACTTCGAAATCTACCAACCGACGTTCAGCGCTGAGGCCCAAACGGTTGGCGCGGGAAATATGATCAAGTGGTTCGCGGCGGACCAGCTGACGCTCATCAGGATCGCGGCGTAATGGCGGACCTTCGCGTCATCGAGGCCGAGCCGGCGGGCCCGGGCATCGTCGAGCTGCTCGAGAGCGCTCTGAAAGATGCGCGCAACGGCGCTCTCTCATCGGTGGCCATTGCGCTTGTCTATCGCGATGGAACTTCGAACTGGAACTGGTCCGAAGCCCCGAGTGCATCGACTCTGATCGGCTGCATCGAGCGCATGAAGGCGGACTTCATCCGTGCTACCGACAAAGATTGATCTCGCGAGCCGGATGAAACGGCCGTCGAAGAAGCCGATTCCGCTCGCGCGCATCACGTCGACCAAGGCGCAGGCCGACGCGCTCGCCGTCATCTATCTCAAGGTTCCGGCGGCGTGGGCCGCCGCTGCCGAGCGCATCAACGCGGCCTATGAGAAAACGCTCTTCGAGCTGACCACCGACAGCGCCGACGACATCAAGGGCGGCCTCGACGAGGTTTCGGCCGAGATCCAGCGGCTCGTCATCCTCCTGACGCCCGATCTTCGCCAGTGGGCCATGCGCGTCGAAGCCGTTCAACGCGACAAGTGGGTGTCGAGCGTCCTCTCGGCCACGGACGTCGATCTCGACACGGTCCTGACGGCCGGCGACGTCGAGGACACGCTGCAGGCGCAAATCGCGTGGAACGTCAGCCTCATCCGCGATATCAGCGACGAGACGCGCCGGCGGATCGCGAACGCCATCTTCGCCGGACTGCAACAGCGCAAGCCAGCTCGGGAAGTGGCTCGCGAGATCCGGGATACGGTCGGCATGGCTCGCTCCAGGGCGCGGCGCATCGCCTCCGACCAGACGATCAAGCTCGGCGAGCGGCTGAACCGTGCGCGCCAGCAGCAGGCGGGCCTCACGCACTTCAAGTGGCGGCATTCGGCAAAGGCTCACCCGCGCATCTGGCACGAGGCGCGCGATGGGAAGGTCTACCCCTGGGAAGGCTCCGGCATTCCCGCCGACGACATGCCCGGCGTTCCGCCTTACTGTGGATGCACGGCGCAGGGGGTGATAACGTTCGGCGAATGAACACCTCCGAGAAAAATCGACGAGAAGCGGCGGAGCGGATCATGGCCAAGTTCGCCGCCGACAACGGCTTCGCTCTCGGCGAAGTGCGCGAGGTTGAGGACGAGGCGCTCATTTACTTAACGAGCACCGCACCCGATCGGCGCGAGTTTCGGGTTTCGTTCCTGAAAGGCTAACGAACCTACAGCCTGACGGCGAGCGCCCGTAATTTCGGGCCATGCTGTTCGCCGACAAGCTCAACTTCGACCATCCGCGCAAGACGGCCGACGGCTACATGGTCGTGAGGGCCCGCGCTGCTCGCGCCGGCATCTACGATTATCTCGGGCGCGAGATCGACCCGAAAGGTGAGCATTTCGCCGCCGATCAGACGGTGAAGGTCTATCGGCCGGAGGAGGAAGTTTTCGCGCAGGATAGCGTTGCGAGCTTCCTCATGAAGCCGGTGACGAACGACCACCCGCGCGAGCCGGTGACCGCCGATAACTGGCGCGACTACGCGAAAGGCGCGATCGGCAAGGCGATGCGCGACGGCGATTATTTGGCCTTCGACATCGTGCTCATGGACAAGGCGACGATCGACGACGTCGAGGGCGGCAAGCGCGAGCTGTCGAACGGCTACAAGAGCGTCATCGACATCGAGCCAGGAGAGACTGACGCCGGCGAGCAATATGATGCGATCCAGCGCCAGATTCGCGGCAACCATGTCGCGGTCGTGGACCGTGGCCGCGCAGGGCCGATGTGCCGCATCAGCGACGCCGCCGCATGCGTCCCGCTCCCCGCCGACGAACTGCTCGCAATTTTCACCGACGAACGAACCTACAACCCCGGTTCGACCGGCGATAAAACTGACCGGTCAGCCCGTCGTGAGACGCGCAATCCCAGTGAGCCGGGAAACCGGCTCCAAGATGGAGAAGTCACAATGCCGCACACGCTGATCATCGACGGCCTTCAGGTTCCGAACGTGTCGGACGAGGCCAAGGCCGCGATCGAGAAGCTGCAGGGCCAGGTCCGCGACGAGAAGGCCCGCGCCGACACGGCTGAGGGCCAGGTCGCCACGCTCACAACCGACAAGTCGACCCTCGAAGCGAAGGTCACGACCCTCGAGCAGCAGGTGAAGGACGCGAAGCTCACGCCGCAGCA